TTTGGTTTTTCACCCTTTTCTTTTTTAGATATTGCAATTGCCGCTTGTTGTGCAGGAGATACTGCCTCTCCTTTCGCTCTTGCCATCTGGTCAGGTGTAGGTGCTCCCTTCTCACCTTTTTTACGCATCTTCTCTCCACGTTTTCTTTTCATGTGGATATTATGCCATAGACCTTTACCTTGTTCTTCTACATCTTTCACACCATCTTTAGACATAGATGTTCCCTTTGGTGCAACACCTGAGTCTCTTATTTTCTTGATAAGTTTGTCTCTGATTGGATTTCTTGCTGTCATCTGTATATCTCGTTTATAGTAATGTAAATTTTCTGGTTCGTTCTCATGTGGGTTGCCTCATAAACGTCAACTCCAAATACATCACCAACTGGATACGCTTCGTCTAGTACACGTATCTGATCTTTCGGTTTGCAAATAACTTCAATGCTACTGTTCACTGCCTTTTCATTATTAATTCTATACACACCTGGTGCAAGTTGTTTATCCTCTATCACAAACCATTCGCTGTTCTCATTCAAAAAGTCTAGTGGTTCTATGTTGAATTCTTCACAAATCTTTTTTAGTTGAGAATCTGTTATTCCTGTTTTTTCCTTAATGAGAAAGAGTGCTGACGCAAAACTTCCGAGTCTAGTTCCCCCTCCAGGTGCTTTTGATATGATCCTTTTAATGTTAGCGCACAAGCGAATGAAAGGAGTCCAAGCAGACTGTTTCTCAATAGTGTTGATCGTAACACCCTTTACTCGCTTTCCCTTTTCATCTATAATACCTTCTTTATACGCATCCCAGTTTTCCCATCTCATCACAAGCATTCTTATAAAACGAAAAGCATAGACTGTATCTGCCGCAGATTTTAGAATTCCCATTATATCTTCCTTAGTGCCTCTACTACCTTTGTATCCATAGTTATTCCAACGAGTTGATCATTAGTAATATATCTTAGAAATACTAAAAAAGGTTTTATTACTGACCAGTGCCTTTCGTCTAATTTTACCTGCATCATGTTTATTGATGGTTCTATACCAAAAACATTGAATATAATTATCAAGTGGTTTAGTATCAAGCGTTCAGAAAGATTACCTTCATCTAAGTAACGATTCAACAAACGCTTGACATATTTAAACCTTTTCAAATCCTCGTTGAACTCTTCTATATCAGAGAACCGAGGGTTATAATAATGTCTTGCCGCATATAGCATCAAGTTTGATTTATTCAATTGATCCATAACAATATTATATATTATGGTAAGATGTTCTTAACTCTTTCGACCAGAGTAGATTTCTTCTTTCTTCGATCTAATTCAATACCATGTTCCCGACCTAGTTCTTCTAGTTCGACCTTAGTCATGTCTTCTAAATGTTCTTCCGCAAACTCAGTTTCTGTTGTAGGAGACTCTGTCAACGTTACTGGTTCTGCAACACCAAGATACTCATTGATCTGAGCATCTGTCATTTTCTGTGCTTTCAGAAGTTCATTTGTTTTTGGATGTCGCCAACCCGAATGAGTTGGTACAGCATCCTTGGCATGTGATGGGGGGTGTATTGCCATTACTTCATTCCCTTTAATGCTTTGACCACAGAGTTCACTATGTTCTGATCTCCAGAACGAACTTGATCTCCACCGTTTCTTTGTCCTGCCGCTTTAGTAACTTTACCTGCTTTGGATACATCGTCATGACCTTTTGTTACAGTATCATCTGTTTCTTTTGGTTCATTCATCATATCCTTCGCACCCTTACCTTTTACTTTATCATCCATAGTTTCAGGTTTGGTTGCTCCTGCAGTTTGCGATCTTTCGGATAGAACGCTTTTCAAGGCAGTCCGAATACGAGATTCTTTCTGTTCTGCCTTGTTGCCCTTATCCATTTTAGGATTCATTTCTACTTCACCTTCTTTATCTTTTTTCATTGCCTTAGAAATTGCTTTCCTTTTCTTGTGTAAGAATCTGTCGGAACTGTCAACATCTCCATCGTTATCGATGTCTTTGTCTTTGCGGTCTTTGTGTTTACCCTTTAGTTCTTTTTTATCTACAGGATCCATTGCTTCATCTACTTTTTTCTTGCCAGGTTTAATGCCTGGAGGTGCACCTACTATTTTTAATGTTTCTGGCGTACCTTCTTTTTTCATCAAGGCATCATGATTCTTTTTAGCATACGCATCTGCTTCTGGTTTTGTTTTGAACTCAGCAACCTTTTTGCCTTTCATATTATACACACAAAACATACCAGTCTTTTTGTCTTTTGTGACATGACTCGTAGGATCCATGTTATGATCTTTTTTAGGATCATAGTCTTCTTTTTGTTCCATTGGGACTTCAGTCTGTGCCTTAGTCCACTCATTGAATATGTTCTTAAACATTAGTGTCTCCTTTTAAATCCACATGTGGGCGACATAAGTCCCTATCGCGGCAACAACTGCCGCATATACTACCTTATTTATAATACCAACAGTATGAGCATTCTTATCGACTTTCTTTTCGATATTGTCTAATTTTTCTGAGAACTTGTTCATACGTTCCCATGAGTTTTGACGATACTCATTATAAGCATCCATTTTTTCCTCAAAACGAGCAATCGCAATGAGTACGGTTTCCATACGTTCTAATTTTTGTTCTATTCGTACTAGACGATCTGTCGTATCTGCCATTGCTCTACTTCCTTAATGATGATGGAAATGCAAGTCTTTTGGATCTACATCAATAAATTCTTTTATTATATACAAATTATCATCACTAACTCTAACTGTGAGTTCTTTACATCCCAGTCGAACAGAACCTGTATATTCGCTAGACTTACCGCCTCGCAAGGTTCTTTCAATAGTTCTTTTTGCTTTTAAACAATCACCTAAACCATCTCGAACTGTGTATTCTTTTAGTTGCATGGGGTCTCCGAACCACATTAAAAGAATGAATGCTTCTATTACCATTTTTAGTGTCCATTGTGTTTACTAGTAGGTTTCATCCCATTCATATCATGTACCATGTCCATTATATCATTGCGGATCTTTTCGTGTGCCGCTTCAAGTTGGTTTATTCGCTTCTCATAAAACTCTAGTGTAAGTTTCTGTTGTTGATCAAACGGTGCCTGACCGCTTTCGATTTCTTCTGTTAGTTTCTCAAGTTCAGTTGCTAAGTGTTCAATTAACATAAACTGTTCACTGTCTGCAGGTAATGATCCCATTTCCCCACGTGGCCATTTAATTCTAAACTCAGTATTGAATTCTAGATCTGCTTGCATCATAGTGATGTTTGTTTCGATCTGATTTAGTCTTTCTACAATACCGAAGTATGCCCATGTAGCAATTGATGCCGCCGCTATCATACTAATTATATTACGAAGTGGTAATGCTACCTCAGTATTTTCATTCACCTTTGCCGCCATAATTAATTATCCCTTCCTTGATTAGTTATCTACCTTTGCTCCTGATCTCCACTGCCAACATGACCAGTACCTTGCTTTCCATTTAGGACCTGGGTTGTCACAGTTATGTCTAGCGCGGAATGACTTCCGTCTAGCAGGATCATCGCGTTTGATTTCCATGTTAGGATCTCCAAAGGAAACTTTTACAACATTCCCTTTCTCGTTCTTAACATAAACGTAAAATTTCTTACTACCACCACGAGTTGGATTGTTCAGTGTAACTTTTTTACCCTGATATTCTGATTCTACTAATTCTAAATCATCGTATAGGTCACACTCTTCACAAATGTCATCAATCTTATCTGCCGTGTGTTGTTTGAATGTACTTGTCATGATGGTTTATTCCTAATATTCTGTCTAATACCTGGTGTAAATTTCTTACGTTGTTGGTTTCCTGTGGGGTTTTGTCCCATTATTCTACTGCCGATTCTTGCTAGTGCGTCTTTTGCCTTTTTTAAAGATGGTAGAACCATAGTGGTAAATCGATTCTGTTCATTCTTTTCACCTGGTGTTTTCTTTTTCATTATCTTGATTGACTCATCTGAACCATAGTCAACTTTACCAGATGTCTTTTCATTTGCTTTCTTTACTTCAGGTGGTTTCTTTCTGAATGTATCCATACCGTCACCACTAGACTTACGTTTCATACCACCTTCTTTGAATGGGCGATTGATCATCATATCACCCTTCTTGTCTGACATAGGTTTTTTTAGTTTCACAACTCTACCTTTGTTTCTTCTTGCCATATCTTTTGCGTCAGACTCTTGTGATGCCATACCAATCACTTTACCACTTTTATCAATTGCGGCATGAGTGTATTTTATTCCCTCTTCTACAGACTCTTTCACTTTATCACGATGATGTTTCTTCTTATCGTGTTTGGTGACTCGATCTACTGATTGAATCATTGACGGTTGTTTTACTAACTTACGTAAATGAGACTTGACCTCACCTGGCGAATTACCAGACATGAACATTTCTGGGAACCCATCTATGTTTACCTTGAAGTCAAATGCGTCTTTTAAAGGTTTTTTGTTTTTGTTTTTGTCTATACTCAAACTAGGCATCTTGGGTAAAGATACCTGACTCTTTGGTTTTGCTCTTGCGGCAGGACTTGCAAGTGCTCGTCTTTGCATCTTACGTGTAACCACTGCATCAGATACAGAACCTAATTTTTTCAACCCTGCCGCATTTCTTAGTCGTGCAGTAGTCTTTTTACTTTTAACAATCTTTGTGGGTTTCCTAAGATCCTTAAAGGACTTGGGAGTTTTCTTATCATCCATTATGCCAGATCCTTATCGTGATTAAGTCCACCGCGTTTCTTTTTCACGATGAATGCATTTACTCGTGCATGTCCCCATTGTGATGGAGTTGTACCTGGTCGGTGACCAGTCTTCCATGCGGCAACTCCTCGATTGTAAACTTTTTTCAATGTTCCAACAGATATGCCAGACTTCTTTGCTTTATCAGCAAGAGACTTTCCTGCATCCTCTTTTATGTACTCATTGAATTTTATCATAGTCTTCCTCCTGGTGCAGGTAACCCTAACTTAGATTCTATTTCTGTTATTCTTTTTTTTGCATTATTCATACGTGTTTTATTGTTATCTCTCATACCAGAGATAAACATGCGATATGCTTGAGACAGACTTACGACCATTGCTCTCTGCTTACGATCATGAGGAGTTTCCTCATTTAACTGTTCGTGACCGTCATAAAACTTTCTAAAACTCATCTTGTTTCCTTGTTCTTTTGCTTTGTATCTTTGGTACGAGCACGATCCATTTCTTTATCTTGTCTTGTCTTGATTAGTTCATCTCTTGCTTTTTCCGCATCATTAAATCTATCATGTTTTTTCTTGACACGTGCCACTGCGTCTTCTTCATCAAACATTTTTTTGATAGCATTTGTATACTTAGAAGGTTTGGTCTTGGCATCTGCATCACCTGGCGCAGGTTTATATGCAGACGGATCATTGTCTGCTTTCTTCTTACCTTTAGCAAAGTGTGCGTCTCTTTTATCTTTTGTAGACTTGGAAAGACCTGAAAAATATTTCTTAGGTTGTGTGCCTTTCTTGTCTTTGACATCTGGATCTTGAGCAACTCTTGGTTTCTCTAGCAACTCTATTGCTTCTAACCAGTATCGTTTTTGCATATTGTTTTTCTCTACTATAACATAGTTTGCACCTAGGTGAGTAACTGTGCCAACCTCGTCAGATTCTTTTACAATAACTTTATCACCAACATCGTACAGGTTACCTGAGACATATTGTTCTCTTGTTTCTGACACTGGGTTCAACTGTAGGTGACTCTTATATTCCTTTTGTTCTCTCAACCCCATACCTTTACGGACTGTGTTGAATAAATTCTTTGCATCTGCATTAGAGAATGTCTTTGGTAAACCCTGACTAAAACTTGTGAAGTCGCCTTTACTTGCGGCAGATCTCATCTTAGACGCAGACATCCCTGTCGCACCTTCTGCATCTGGATCTCTATCTCCTGCAGAGGCAACATTCATTGAACGAAAGTTATAGAAACCGTGTCTACCTTTTTTACCATTGTACTTGTTCATCAAGACATCGAACTCTTGAACACGATCTGCACCAACAACCATAGTAACATTCTTGTAACCCATATCATATAGTTTTGTCAATATATCAAATAAGTTTCTGACCTTTGCATCTAACATAATCCTACGTGCGTGACGTGGGAACATCTTACGTGCTATTTTTATTTTATCTTTGTATGGTAGTGGATTCTTCTTTGGGTCTACGGATTGTGACAGGTATACAAAATACGGATTGCTCCCTGCTTTACGCGAGAGGGCAGTTAAGAGTTTCTCATGACCAATAGTGGGTGGATTCATTCTCCCCCACGTAAAGAAGACTGTCTTTTCTTCTTCAATTAAAAAATTCTTGAATGAACCTATCATTTTTTCTTACGATCTATCTCTTGTTTACGTTTATCTTTGACCATTCGTTTAGCAAGCATATCTATTCTTTTCTTAACTGCAGGTTTATCCAGTCTCTTTTCAAGTTCTTGTCTACGTGCAAAAGGTAAATCATTCTTATCTTTACCTTTAGTCAACTTCTTGAGGATTAGTTTACGTGCAGACTTACGTGCACGTTTCTTCAACGTATCCATGTTTGCCATACGTCTCTTTGCTTTCTCTCGACCAATCTTGATCTTTTGCTTGAGACGTTTCATTCTTCGTCCAACTTTCATTCGTTGTTGGATAGACAATGCTTCCGTTTCGGACTCAACGTCTTCGTTGCCAGAATAGGTTCTTTTCTTTTTGGATTTTCTATAGTTGATTAATTCGTCCTCACCTGGTGCAGGTTCCGAATTTATCATATCTCTAAATCGCAATGGTTTTGCCATTCTAATTCCTTCCTGGTTTGTCCCATCCTTTTAATATATTCGGTGAAAAGTTGGCGTAGGAGAACTCCATACGATCAACAATTTTCACTGCATCACCACCAAGTTTGTCTATAGCGACATAACCCTCTTGCCCTGTAACACGATATCCCCTCTTGGTTTTGAGAAATGTGCTAACACTTGAGAGTTTATTAAGATTATTTATAAGTTTCATTTTTGCAAGAACTATGACTTTCTGCAGATCAAACATTTTCACCAGAGATTGTCGATTCCCTGGTGAAAAGAAACTTAGTATTTCGTCTAACTTTTTTTGTTGCGTGGACTTCCCTTTTTCCGTTTTTCTTTTGTCGATTTCTTTTTGGTATTTTTGTTTGATCCACGTGATAAGACGCGAAGCGTGGGTCTTGGTATTCTTAATGACTTCACCCCTACGAACATACGTATTATTAAATTGCTCAATAAGTTGGGCAAGCGCAGGATCTTTTTCAAGAGTCCTAAGAGTAGTCCCACTAATTTGGTTAAATATTTTACCAGCAGTTGATAGATATTCGTTAACTTCATCGGTATCCTTCCTATTCATGGTTAGATTGGTTAGATCCCTGAGTGTCGCGTCCTGACTCCATACATTCCTACTTGAGTTGAATTTTGACACATCAACTCCATATGAGGCACGAAGCGATTCAAAAGATTTGCCATTATAAGTTGTATGCCAGACTATTCCAATTTTACTTTTCATAATAGCATCTGACGCTTCTGACTCTCTCGGTACTGCATAGACAATAGTATTTGGATGAAAGGTTACGTAATCCTTTCCCTTAATCTTTTTTGTTTTTACATCACTCTTAGAGTATAAAAAATCTCCTTGAATGATACCTTTGATTCCCAACTCAGGTAAGTGTTTCAATGCCAATTTCATTTTAGTATTGAGGTCTCCACTTGTATCGGCATCAATGTCTGCATTTGTTTTATAGACTTTTGGTGTTTTGGCAAAGATTCCTTTCTTGGCAACAAAGAACTCTCCGTCTCGTGGATCGGTTCCGCAAAAAATAGCAGGAGCACCATCCCACTTAACAGATACTTTACCATCACCTTCACCTCCAAGCATGTCACGTAGAGATCGTAAAGCAAGGATAGCATCACGAGTTCCCTTGACTCCACCATAAAGAACCTTGTCCTCAATGTGAGTCATGTGTGTATTCTTTTGTTCTGTTATAAAATCGTTAAAATTTTCCATCATAATGTACCACTATATTGCATTTTCAACATAAGATATTGTCCCAATCTACCTTGACCAGATGTGCCTTTTGCAGGTCTAACACCCGAATCAGATCTAATAGTCATCTTTAATGTCTTTTTATCATCTGGTGTGTATATGTCAATAAGATATTCTTGAACAGATTTTTTATTAAGATATGCATGGTGTTTAGTAATAAGGGGTATCATATCAACAATATCATCACCCTTTTGTTCTGCATGAGTACCCACTGCCTTTACCATCACTAATGGAATCTTTTCACCTTTTCTTTGTAAGTTAAAAGTTTCTTTTACCCAATCAATAAAATCTTCAGTACTCAAACGATTGATCACCTTACACATGTGTTGTCTTGCGACTACTAACATTTCTGTATATAGTTCGTTTGCTTTTGTTTCGTTCTCCACATAATAATCTACATACAATCTTGTAACTTCTTTATTTTTAATAAAGTTATCTTTCGTTGCAACGTCCTCAATACCTGGTATTTTTGAATAAACCCTATTCCATAGATCATGTTCTAAATGTTTAGTAGACACCTTCAATATTTTATATTGAGTTTGAACATATGTATTTTTTAATGGTTCTTTTGATTTTTTAGTTCCTGCTTTTAAACTTACGCCAATCATATCGCCATCTTTGAATTCCACAAATATGTCTCCTGCATGATTGCTAGGAACCCCTCTCGGTTTTGCGCGATATCCCCATGTCACATTTTTAATAGGTTTGTCATTATTAAGATCGTACAAATAATTTGTAATCCCTATCGCATTTTGCATTTTAGTTCTTAAAAACTTATCATCCATAGTAGGCAATCTTTTAATAACTTCTTTTGCCGCATCTGCATCTTTTGGGTGGTAAGACTTTTTTGCTCTATTCAGATTTAAAGTGTATATGAATTTTTTGAAATCTTCTATACCTTGAGGTTTAAATTTCATGTTGAATGCAATTGCAGGAAAGAGTTCTGTTATAGACGCATTCAAGGTTGTGTCTACTCTTTTCTCTTCCAAGACTCCATGTGCTTTAAATCTTAACATTTTTATTACTCCAACATATACTTTACACTATTTATAATAGTTTGTAAATAAAAAAAGACCCGAAGGTCTTTTCATTTTTTGTATGGTTTATTATGTTTCTCTTGTTTCTGCCGCGAGTATTTGAGTGCTCTTTGTCGTGCTTTCTCTTTCAACTTCGGATCCCAATGATCGAAACCATCTATACCCCAGTCACGTGCCCATGCCGCATACTGATCTGGACTATGCTTTTTCGCCATTTTGAATTGCTTTCAATTGTTCTACTAGAGACTTTGATTCTTCTGGTGACTCTACTAGATGTCTACGTGCAGTATAAAGTCTTTCTAGACGTTGCTTTACTGACCGCACTCTACGTTTTACACCTTCAAGGTGTTTGATTTCTGCTTCTACGCGAGGGAGACCCAAGGCAATTGCCTTGGAATCTCTCACAACAGATCGTAATCTCATACTATAATCCATTATGCCGCCTCTGCAAATTTAATTGCAGTTTGCAACGCATCACGTTTCTTACTTTGGTTATAACCGAACCAACTGTTTGCAAGACGATTCTCTTGGTTATGACCTTGTACGTGATCTGTTATGTAAGTGATGGAGTTGAATGCTTGCCACCACGAACCCTCTGCGTAGTTTGCACCTGGTTGTGTATCTAACACATCAAGAGCAAGTTTCGCATTTCGTGACAATGACTCTGCAGTTGTCATACCTTCTTTGACTCGCTTGTCAGAAGAACGTGGGAAAACTGTATTGATGTAGTCAATGTACGATTCGTTAGTGTATCGCTTAGAACCGAGAAACGATGCTATCTCTTTGTATTTTGCCATCTTCTCTGTTGCAATACCTAACTGTTCTTTTACGATCTCAGGACTAAAGACACCTCGGTGTCCGATCTTCACTTGACGATCTGAACCATTGTCAACCGCAAAAGTCAACGTGTTGTTACATACAACACGAATTGGAGTAAACATCACATTGATGGATTTACCATACTTGTGTGGGTTTGAGAAAAGTAAGTATGACTCAACTGTATCACCTTTGAACAGTTCGAAAGAGTCTTTTACTTTTGCAAGTGCCCAGACAATCTGACCATCTTGTAATGAACCTGCAGTGTGCATTTCCATATCACCTGCCATTACATACTCATGAAAAAAGTTGAATGCTTCTGCATTCTGACAAGGGTTCCAACCTTTACCAACATTAGTAAGGATCTTACCGTCAGTTGTACGCACTAGCGACTTCTGACCTGTTGGTACTTGCTGTCCATTGAATTCGATAAAGGATTCAACTTCTGCAACTGTCCAGTCAACCCCTGCTTTCACCATCATTTGTTCTGGTGTTAAATCATTAGAAACTGGTACGCCAAGTCCATGCCATGGAACTTCTCCTGCGTATGCCATTGTTTCGACCATATGTGCCATTACACATCTCCTCTTTGTTATGTAATTATTATATCAAATAAAAAAACAAAAGTCAAGTGTTTTTTTTATTTTATTTAATTTTTTTTATATTTAATTTTTCCATGATTATTTGTTTGGGTAAGAAGTTCCAACAATAGTAACTACTACTAAAAGTAATTTTATCATTTGCTCTACCATCAGGACTATTGAATTTCATTCTTTTATCAAACATTAATAATTGTAAATCTTTATCCTCGAACAACTGTTTGGGTGCTGAGTCATTCAACCAAGTATTAGTCATTATCAATGCAAAGGGTTTGCCAAATGACAATGCCCTCTCAAAGTATTTTCTCTTGTTTGTAAATGGTGGATTTGATACCATCACATCCCATTTATCTGGTTCATGGTCAAAGAAATCTTGACCAGTCATTATATGGGAATATACTATCTTATTCTGTTTCGATATTTGTTTTACAAACTCGCTCTCTTCTGTATCAAAAGGACACCACACTATAGCATCCTTTGGAATATATTTTAGTATGGGTTCTACACCATAATCAGGTGTATAGCACTCATCGTTACTTCCAGTACTATACAACAACTCTTTACTGAATGATTCTTTATTATTCATATCTTAGAAAATTACATTTGATTTCTATGTTATAATAGTTAGATAATTCTTTATATCTATCTTCTATTCTTTGACGGATGTCAGTATTAGTTAGTTGCTCTACTTGTGCTACAGTAGAACAATAAAAAATGACAAGTGCCTTTCTTTTATTTTCATCCAACATATTACTAAAAATAGCAGAAATTCCAGTGTCGCTCCAAGCACTCAAAGTCCTTGCTTCACAAACAGCGTAATCTTGATAATCTAAACTATCTCTGAATGCCTGTCTTTGGTTTTTCAATTCTACATCGGTATAACTTTTCATTGGTGCTCTGCGACTACCAACATCTTTATGATGAGATATCCACTGACCAATAGTTGCCCTAGTAATATGAGAATATGCTTTTAAGAAACCTTCTATTTCCTCTTCAGTTGGAACTGGATCAAGACCATTCTTTTCTCTTTCGTCCATGAGTACCATCAGTTCTCGTCTTATATCATTTTGACTACAAGGAACCTTTTCTACTTCTTGAACGTTTAGTAGATTACCTAGTCGGTAGATGTTTGTTTCCTTTGATTCCAATTGCGTTTCAAAGTTTACTCTATGAACATCCATTTCTTTAAAACCACATTTGATTGCCATCTCAACAGTGTGGTTTCCATTCAAAATTTTATCTTCGTTGTTTTCTGGGTAATACACAATAGTGAGTGGTTCTAACTTTGATGTGTCACCAGATGCTTTTATTTTATTTACTCCATCTTCAATACGTTCTAGGTCTCTATCAACGTCTCGTACTTGGATTCTCTTTTTAGGATTAGGAATCCAATCATTCCCATAATCATTAAAGAATTGAGTTATATCTATTCTTTCCTTGGGGTATTTTCCCGATCTGATCTCATCAGCAATCTTAACTGTTGACCTCATATTATCTGTTCTCCATTTTGTTTTATCTCTTTTTGAGATAAAGTAACACCAATTCTAGGATCTTTTGCATTACCATTTTTCTTCTTATCATACTGTTTCATAATTTTAGGAAGTGTGATACTTAATACCGAATCAGAAGAAAGTTTGTATGCTTCAACTACTTTGCCATTATCAAAACGTGCAGTGAAATGAAAGGGATATTTACCAATCTTATCCTCTACAATATATCTTTCTTGTTCTTCTGGTGTCTCTTGAACACTAATACCATTGTAAGTTGCATTGATAGTTTTTCCGATAGTAGATTTGTATTCTACAGGTATCTCACCATCATAGGCATCAGCACCAGAATAAGTAGTTGCTACGTTATGATTGAACAAACCTGCCATATAAATTTCCCTTGAACGTGCATATGAGAATGGATCTCCCCATCCCTCTTCTTGGCATAGGTTATGCATTTCTTGGTATAACATTTGAAATCTTTTTACTGGTGTCATAATATAATTCTCTCTGTTGTCAAATATCATTATTATATCAAATAAAAAAGAAAAAGTCAAGTACTTTTTTTATTTTTTTTAAATTTTTTCCTACGAGATCTCAACCTAGCAAATACATTGAGTAGTCGAGTCTCTCGGATCTTATTGATCAACTTGCGTCTCTTTCTCGCAAAGTTATCTCTGTGTTTTCTCAAACCACGATTCATTCAGATTCTCCTCTTTTATTTTTCCAAGGACCTTCATCAAAATCACGTTGTTCTTGACACCTAGGACAAATAATAAATTTATCCTGATCATATATTATAGAGCATTTGGAACAAGTGATAAACATTATAGCATGTAGTTTAGAATGCTTTCCCAGTTTGGAAACCTTGCTGTCCCGAACTGGATAAACTCTCCTCTGAATCTACCTGCACCGTTTGCTAACCTATCGTCTATAAGGTAGTCGCCTACGTTCAAGTGTTTGTTGTGTGATAATATCAATCTTTTATAAGCATGAGGCATTAGGTTGCCT